AGTCTTAGGTTCGTCAACCGTTTCTGTTATTGTGAAGTCTTCTACATCCGGGGCCGGGTTGTTGTCTAGAACAACTTTATATTCGTCAGTCCAAGCAGAAGCTACACCAGCAGTGTTTACAGCTTGTGCCCGAACAACGATTATGTTCCCTTGGTTATTACTTACAGGGATGTTAAATGTTCCGATATTAGCTGGAGAAGAACCACCATCGAACCAAACAATATCAGACTCTACATCTTCCTCATCGTTTTGTGTTTCATAACGATATTGGAGAGTGAATGAGCTAAGAATTGCACTATCGTTTGCGTCTTGTGTAACATTTACCGAAAGGGAATTACTCTCAAATACGTAAGAACCTTCACTCACGTTAATAACGGGCGGAAGGGGTGTTATGTCCCTATCTCGTACAGGGTTGAGTTTTGATTCGTACGTGGGTAGAGCACCGAAATCAACAGAATACAGATCATCTGCATAGTTGACAAGAGTGAGTGTAGCAGAATAATTGTCGTTATATTGAATTTCTGTTACAAGGCATTCAAGTACGTTCCCATAAGATACAAGATCACCAACAGCGACAGAAGAAGGAAGAGAATATTCCCACCAACCATCACCTTGATATTCAGCAAGGATAGTTTGAATTACAATACCGCCGTTAACGCTACGAACGGTCATTGAATACGTGTTTCCGGCGACAAGGTTTATTGTCTCATCAACACGGAACCTGTTGGCTTCTATTTCTTGGATAAAACCTTGACCTAAACCAACATCAATAGTGTCGCTGGCAATTAATACCTTGTCGCCCCTGCGTGCAGTGAGAGATTCAATATCGACATCAAGTTGATATACTTCTCTACGCAGTTTCTTCTCAAAATACGCAAAGCGGGCGTGTTTACGTGCGAGTTGAGGGTTTGTAGTACCCCACACTTCAAAGTCATCATACCTACCGGTTATGTTTGCTCCCGGCTTAGGAGAATTTATATCGGAGTTGTAGAACTTATCAGGATCACCGTAATACCCTTCGTCTTCTTGATCTTCATAGTCAGCATTTGCGAAGGTGTATTTAATACCGTCCGTTTCAAGATCGAATTCACGACGAGAGGTTAAACCGGAACTGTTTTTCGGAGTAAATATCTGTACAGGGTTATCTTTCCTTATGTTTTCAATAACACCAAACTTACCCTCCCTCATGGTGAAGAAGGCCCTGCCTGTGAAAGCAATGTTGGATAACAGGTCTTTCAGTGTTATCTCATAGTTTACAATTTCATTGGTTTCCCACTTACGATATTCACACGTATCATACCAATCTTGTAATGATTCAGTATCAATACGGTCGTTTGATATTGCTACGGGATTAAAGTGACCCTGCAACACCCACTTGTACATTTCGGCCGGGTTGTTGCTCACTTTCCAGCTCGATGAATATATGTTCCAACCTTTCCAGTCGCCTGTTATCGAGGAATCAGGAACAAGACTTCTAGCTTTACAAGAAAGATTATCAATTGTATTTGATAATTGGTCGCTTGCTCTAATGTCAAGAGCAATCAACACGGGATAAAGACCACGGGTTTCGTTTATACCAAAATAGCTATCATCAACATTAGTATCCAACTCATAAGATGCGCTTAAAAGTTGAATTGAATACGCACCTTGGTTCTTATACGGTTCGTTTTTTACCTTTCTTACCCGATAAGGTATTGGGTCATCTATTATTTCTCCTGTAGTAGGGTCAATAGGTGTGAAAGAAATTCCGTCAGAAAATTCTTTCTTTGTCATTTTATAATAGGTTTTAAAGTTTACATCCCATTGACCTCTTATATAAGCGTATCCATTCTCTACTCTTTCTACATAGCTTGATACATATTGACTTTTCACGCCGGTGTTAACTGTATTATCACTATAATTTGTTGTCTTTGCGATCCAATATGTATTACCAGATCTGATTAACGATCTATTAACTGTCCCTCCACCTGTATAATTGTGCACTTTAGCGACTGTGTACCATTGCCCGTTAACTTTATATTGGAATTGTACAGCCGCACCAATAGCCCTATCACTACCACCACCAGTCATACGGAAAAGTCCGCCTGGGAAAGTATAATTCAGAGTTATTTTATTTGTTCCAGCAGGAGCTGCTCTTTCAACATAAGCCCATTCTTCACTTAATTCAATGTTGATCGCATCTTGCTGAACATCAGTATTCCATATTTCTCTTATTTTAGAAGTGCTTTTTGTGTTATACCAGTCTAATACTTCATATTTTACATCAGAGAAGTTATCAATAGAGTTATCACCAATCTTGATATCGGAAATTTCTAACGGGCCGTGACCAACACACAGAAGCATTTTGAGGTATTGAGTGTTGCCAACCCAATATGTGTATGGTTGTGCTGCATATGATGGTACAACACGACGTTCACCAAGAATTACAGGGATTGGTTCGTAAGGTTTTGCTTCGTTTCTAGCCCCGGTGATTCGTTTTAGCTTTTCGTTAGAACCAGCGCTAGTATTTGGTTGTTCTATTGTACTATATAAATAATAACCATATGCGATTGACGCAACAGATATAACAATAGCTATTGCAGCAATGGTCCCAGCTGCTTTAGGTGTTTGTGATATAGATACTAAATCACCATCTTTAGGAACAACAGACCAGTCACTACACTCATCACCGTTAATATAAACTTTTGTGTGGTCTTTACTGAAATCACCAAAAGATTCTACTATTTCGCAAATAGTCATTCCCGGTTTCATTTTCTTTAAAACCGGGGTACTTACAGGGGATGAACTAGCTACTACACTTACTTCATTCTGTAAAATCCGACGATCTTGTTGATCCATTTTTTCTCCGTGAATTTCTCGATTGTTACGCCGTGTGACCTACCAGTGTGTATCATTCTTTTAGAGTCTAGGACAAACCCTATATGAATCGGGTATCCAAGCACTTTTAATATAACAACATCACCAAACTTAGGTTCTTCAACTTCTTCAAATATACTCTGTTCTAGTAGCTTCTCCTCAAGTTTATGAGAAGTGTTTTCGCAATCGTCCAAGCTTGGTAACGTTATATTTGAATACTCTGGGAGAGTTACATTGAAATAATGTTGGTAGAGTACGATTATTAACCCCCAACAATCAACTCCACTCCTGTCTCTCCCGCCTTCAACGTAAGGTAGTGTAAAAACCCAATTAGGAATCATAATCCGTCAAACAGTCCCGGGAACGTGTTTGGTGTAAATTTATTACCAGGCACCTGAACTTGCAATATTGGCTCAACTTCAAGTTCAATAGTTACACCAGAACCACTGATATTGAAAGATGAAGACTGATAGTTAACAGGTCCGTATTCAATGGTGTTTGGATCGGAGCCCAGCACAAGCCAGATGTCGATTGTCAACGGTTCCTCTGTGTCTCTAAGCTCCCGTATAACCTGTACATCAGCCGCCTCAAAACTCAATGTGGCCGTAGGTGTACCTTCATCCGTATCGTCCGGCAGACTAAGCGAGAACCCGCTTCTAACGTACGTTTGGGTTGTGCCATCAACACTACTTGTTACGTTTTCATTGTTGTTGGCGAAATAATATGTATTCCCCTCAAATTGAACACGCATGAGGGTGAGTATTGGGTCACCGCCACCGTTCAAACTCTGTTTAAGAAACTCATCACTAGGCATTACGGAAGTTTCTCCAATGTTAATTCAACAACCCACAAAACACCGTTAAAAGAAGATGAGTATGGTTCTACGAATCTATAGTTTTTGGTTAAACCTGTGACCGGGTCGGTTTTTGTGAAAACATCGGCCCCGAAGTTTAACGTATTCTCATAAAACTCAATGAAAGTAGTGTATTGATTGTTCGTCATTACATACTTCTCTGACACGTCATGAATAACAGCGGTAAATCTGTTACGCTGTTTCGTGTACGTGTCAAAGTCACTCCGAAGCACACTGTTCTGCGGTACATCGGAGTAACCATCCAATAAAGGTGTTTGTGGTAAAGATGAAGGCCAGCTTGCCATTATCGCTATCTCCTAACTTTATATGTTAGACAAAATTAATAGCGTCTACCTTTCCTTGACAAGCCATAACTACTCAATGAGCGGTCGAAATCACCCCTGCTGAATCCGTCGTTGACAATGTCTTTAATCAACACTTCAATATTGGTTCTTCCGTATTCATCTGTTGATTGTCTTGTTTCAACCGGGGCACCGGAAGCTCGTTGATCTATGATGTTTACAGTGGTGTCTCCACCATAATAAGACGGAGAACTACCTACCATTCCACCGGAAGCATAAGCTCGCGGTTGACCGTAGTTCATTGCGTTAAGTTGGGCAACACCTATCCTTCTAACGGCTTCAGCACGCATTACATACTCACCGTTAGAAAGCCATGCTGGAATATCGTCAGATTTGCTTGTGCCGGGACCAGAAACAAAACCACCGTTTGCGTAGTTCGCGGCCTGAATAGCAGCTATTTGGGCGCCCAAGTTAGCTGACAGAAGTGCTGTAAGCGTACCACCCATTATCGGTAATATTGCCGGGTTTGCCATCTGAACGGCAAGCTGTGAAGCCGCAACCCAAGCATTAGCAATGGCTAAACCTGTACCGATAGTAGCTTGAGCTATTGCCAGAGCCTTATACGCACCGGTTGATTCCCTACCTGCTGTTTCGAGTAGGTTCATCATTGAGTCCATTGCCCCACCAACAGCAACTACACCCATTTGCATATTTTTGCTCATCATTAAACTAAAACCGTCAAATTCACTGCTAAGCGAATCCAGAACACTGGGAATTGTTTCAGCAAGGGAAATAAATGATTGCTGCGAATTATTAACTATCGAGTCCATTGCGTCAGCAAACCCTTCCAATGTTAGCGCTGCTTCCCCAACTATTGTTCCTATATTATTAAAATCTTCAGCATATTTTTTCATTATTGTTAGAATTTCTGGGTCTTTTGTCTTGTAAAACTCTTCAGATAGCAACGCCATATTATTAGCAAATTCTTTAACATCTTCAGACGTAGACCCATATTTTTTCTTAAGCTCTTCTAGTGTTTTTGCCCTCTCTTCTGCTAATTTCTTCTCTTCTTTAGCCTTGTCTAATTTTTCCTGTAAAGCCCTAGCTTCAGCTATCAATGCATCCTTGTTCTCAACAGAAGCGTCTGCGGCTGCAAGCTTATTTATTTTGTATTCTACAAGCTCCGTGTTGCTCAAGTTCAGAGTTTCATATTCTTCTCGAATACTCTCTATATATTCTTTAATTCTATCGGCTGCTGTTTTAGTTGTAGAGGATGAATTACCCAATGCGTTTCTTGCATCGTTGATGGCCTTTGGTAAGTTGGCTAAGAATTTTTCAATGTCTTCACCGCGTCTGATAGCATTTATGGCGTCTACAGCACTCTGGTTGAGTGTTGCTGCCAGTCTGGTGAATGCAGTTGATGTAGAGCCAGATTCAGCTTGTATTTGAGCTAATACATCAATAAGGTTTTGGAACGATTCTTCTGTTTGGTTTGTTCTAACGTTGTTATAAGCTTTCAGAAGTTGTTCTGTTTGAACTCTTGTAATACCAAGCTCTTTGGAAGCATTGTTGAACAGCACTGTGAGTTTTACAAAACCGGTTGAAACTCCAGATATTGAGTTGCTAAGTGTTTCGTTTTTACCACTTATAATATCGGCAACACTACCGTATCTTTCAATAGCGTTTGCCATTGTTGTGAAGTTACCCAATATGGTGTCAGCACTGTTACCGATAGATGAAGACGCTTCACGTACAGCTATGCCGACTTCAAGTAGTCTCTTCTGTAATTCTATTCTGGCCGCATTTTGTGATACCTCTGCATATTTCAATATTTCGTCGGAAAGTACGTTCATACCATCCTTGGTTTCAGACACCGTACTGTTGAGTGTGTCTAAAGACTTGTCGAGGGCTTTTGTTGACTCTTCCGCCTGTTTGGATGATGAGAACACATAGGCTAACGCCGCACCTACAGCAAGCACTGCACCAGCAGCAGCACCAAACGCCCCAAAGAAGCCAAGTATTTGAGAACCTTGTTGACCAAGAATAATGAGCCAGTTTGTACCCATTTGGGCCTGTACAGCAATATCTTGTAGTTGCAGGCCCATTTGGGCGGCAGCAGCCCTAGATGTGCGGAACCATGTCCTAGCGTTCGCTGTAGCTTGATTCAACCCAGTTGTTGCAACACTAGCCCTTATCAATTGTTGTTGCATTGACTCATAGGCATCAGTGAGTTGTAAGGATGTTAACCCTGTTTGTTGTAATGTTTTCTTAAAGTTGTCTACTGAAGCCCTAGCTTGATTCAACGCAGCAGTCCCTTCCGCTGTTTCTGCTGCTGATTGCCTACGGAGAATTAATAGTTGCTTCTCCGCGTGTTCCAATTGAGTGTAGGCTTTAAGTAGACGTTCTTGTGAGACGGACGAGGAGTTTACGGCAGTAGTTTGGGCTTTAACCGCTGCTGTATTAGATTTGGTTATTGTTTCTGCTTTCTTGGCTGCTGAAGTGTAATTTGAAAATTGATTTTGGAGAGACTTGACGGCTTCAGTTGCCTTGGTTACACTTCCATAATCAATCTGAATACTACCCTTGAGCGCACCAACGTTAAAATCAGCCATCTATCTCTCCTTACGAGGTAATTTTCTTGGAGGGATTTTGCTACCTTTCTTATTCTTCTTGAGTTTTTCTAACTCTTTCTTCTCCCTCTCATTTTTTATTTTGAAATATGCAAACCAATAATCAAATTCATCGGCTGGCATATCCAATATTTCATAATGGAATTTCCCCAAGGCTTCAGCGAGGAAATACTCATCGTAAAGCCTCGGGGATTTCCTTAGTTTTTTTCAGCCGAATTTTCCTCATCTGACAGACCAAGGACTTTAAAAGCGGCTTTGGAAAACTTGTCCAAATAGCCGTCTGCCGGCTGGTTCACCATTGTTTCGTAGTCATCTTCCGTAAACACCTTCTCCATGGTGTCTGGGTCAACAGCAGTTTGGATGACAGCATGTGCTTGCAGCTTCAAACTGTCAACCTTACCGTCTGTCATACATTTTTCCATCAACTGACTACGTTCCGCGTAAGAAAGCTGCTTAAAACCAACCTTCGTACCATTATATTCAATGGTTTCTACACGGAATTTGTTTTGTGCTCCGAGAGTCGCACTACGAATATCTTTAATGCTCACTATTTTCTCCTATATTAAGGTGTACCAATTTCGTAACAGGTGCCAGTACCTTGGAGGCTAACGGTGGCCTCTACCATGTTCTCAACACCACTTGAAATACTAGCATCTGTTACAATCGCTTGTCCGGTGTACCCGTATTTTCCTTCGCCTTCAGGCAGGTATTTTACGTAGATGGGTTCGCGATTGATCCAACCCTCCTGGATCACCAGAAGACCTTGAGGGATTGTTGATGCGGCGGAGTGTTGCCAACCAAACGGTTTAACACCCTCAGGTACGGACAAGGTGAGAGACAGAGTGCTTTCCTCATCACCACCAACATCACCTGACTGACTAGCGCCACCTACTTTGTAAATACCGCGAGCAATAGACGTGCCGTCACCAGCAACATCAAGTTCAATCACAAACTCATTGTGATTAGAGAGTTCGCCGAAATTGTCATTGGTGGAACGATAAAAACCTGTCAGTTCCAAATCAGCACTAAGCAGTGTGGCCCCATATTCGTTAAACCCACCATTGGCTTGAGCATCTTCAAAAGATGTCGTATCGGTAGTTTCGGCAGTTTGAGTCAAGCTGAAAGAGCTGGACCAACCATAAGTAGACATGGAGAAAAACCCACCGTCAGCCGTCACAGGACCAGTTACAATGTAAGTGTCAACAAAAGTAACTTCTCCGAACAAGTAGTTGATTTGTTTAATGTTACTTTCGTCTACAGCTATACCGCCGTCATAAACTGTAACATATTCTTTCCAGTTCCACACAGACTTGGTAGAATCTGTAATCCTATAGGTCTGTGAGCTGTCTACTTGGGCTAGAGTTTCGCCGGTAAATACTGTAGATGTAGCAGAATTACGTCGAATAATTGAATTGTAACCAGCAAAACCGCGATAGAGAGCATTCCCCGAAACAGTCCAGCTAATCAAACCTGTTTCAGAAGAACTGAATTCCTGCCCAAATATCGTGTCGTCGAGTTGGTTACCCTCAAAGTTAATGTCACCGGTATTACCCGGTAAGGTGTAATAGGTTACGTCGTCAGCGCTAACCTTAAGTTCTTTTGTACCAGCCATAAGAAATCTCCTTTAATCCGTCTTATTTGTAAGACAATATTTATTGTATTGTCTCCCTGTAAACACCATTTAATGAGTCAACAGTCACTTCAAAAAGCATTGTGAAAACAGACCGTCCGTAATCATCAACTGTTACGAATCTAGGTCCCCTACTCATCAAAAACCTACACCAAATATTGCCATCAGAATCAACAATATTAGGATGACCCAATATTCCATCCTTTATTGTTTTCATATCGTTCATTCCGAGTTCATAATCATGCTTTCTGAATCTACAAACAAAATCTATCGTGTATACATCTCGCAGGTATTTAGGGTCGGCCTGATTACCAACATCCAAAACACTTATATAAGATGTCTCAATATCAACACTAGGGCCGATATACACTGGTGTATTTAGTGTCAACCCTGTTATTATGTTGTCGTAAATAAATTCGGATGCTATCATTTCTTCCACCCAACTTTAGAAAATACTTTCTTCCACCATTTTTCACGTTCTTCTACTAACGGTCTATACAAATACAACAACGGCTCACCACCTGTATATTTCCTTACTTCTGGTGGGTTATGTTCATAATCGTGAGAATATGGCATTTCGTGCTGTTCTATTGCGTATGGTGCACTACCATCTTCGTTGTAAGTTATAACTATTTCCAAATCGTCTTCTGATGGATACTGTTCTATCTTTCTACTGTTAATAAGTGCTCGTGTTAACGTTGGTGTAAGGTCGCTTGTCCTTTCTTCGATGTGCTTCTCAAAGTTGTCACCGGCTTTATCGATGGAGTCATGGAGTCCATCGAAAGCACTATCAAACTTACTAAACCATTTGTCTATATCACCTTTATTAAACAACGGCCCACCTATCGAATTTTTTATAATTCCAATTAGGTACTTTCTCGAATTCCTTAACTTCGTGTGCACCATCAACAGGTTCAGGGGACGCTGTATAGTCCCCTCTTGCCACGAAATCACCAACATTCAGGTCTATATCCACACCAAGCATTGCGTTGGACCGGTATTCCCTACCGTCAGAACCGTATCGAAGCTCTGAATATTGTTCCCAGCTAACTTTAGTCGTGAATACGTTATAGGAAGGGTTACCCCATTTATCCAATGATCCCGTTTTCTGCCACACTGTTATAAGGTCACCGTGTTTAATAATCATCAGCCACCTCGTATAAGATGCACGCTACTTGTAGATGAACGACCGTACCCTAATGTTTTAAGGTATGTGATTTGACTCACCACATCCCCCGGCAATAACGAAACAGCAGATGCAAACTCAACACTTCGCTTACCGTATGATTCACTCCTGATGGCTGGTTCAATATCGAATAAATCTTCATTCATAAACGCAGCAGAAATCACTGACACAGCTCTCTCTAGTGCGTACGGGATTCCGCTAACCTCTCTTCCTTGATTGTCTGTAAACGGTTCTCTAGGCCACAACAAACCCTGTTCGTCGGTAAGAATGAAAGAGCTTGGGTCAAGCACGATGTCAATGTACAAGCTACCTTTAATTAAATCTGATTCAGAAGGAAACTCATCGTATCCCAAATCGGAGAGGATTTCTTCGGCACGTGATACAGAAACATATGAGTTTGCGTTAGGGACACCTGTACCATCTTCAACTATGAAACTCATATATCATTCTCCCAAGCAATCAAACGAATACCAACTCTTTCCCAGTCTGTGATATTCATTCTGTTAGCCATAACGAACTCCTTTTTATTTGTTAGACAAAATTTCAGGCATAAAAATAGGGGCAAATAGCCCCTCCATAATAATTCTTCCGTGATTATGTTGTTATTGTTCTAAGTGCTCTTTAATCACTCTAATAGCATCCTTCTTATTCTTCACAGGTTCTTCTGTGATAGAACATGCATATGAGCGTAATTCCGGCCAGCTCATATTTTCAATATCAACACTTTCTTCTTCTTTTTCCGGCTCTACTACTTCCTCATGTTTTTCTTCAACTTTAAGTTCTTCCAAACCGGCTTCTAAATATTTCTGACGAATCTTTTCATCTTTCGTGAAGAAGTGTGTTGCATAAGAAGGAACGTTTGCGTTCGGATCAAAAAACCTAGGGTTCTTATAATGAACCACTCCATCAAAATCAGGGGTATCTTCAGGAGAACAAAATGTTACAAGTTGTTTCTTCAGATTCATTATCCACCTTCACAAAGTTAAAAAGGGGGCCTTTCGACCCCCATGTCATACACTAGGTTAACCTGCGACCTTGATCAGTACGCCCGGACCAAGTTTGACATCGTGCATTGCGAAGGACCAGTTGGTACCGGTACCCAGAGCGGCATCGTCCGGGTTGACGGTAGCGCCAGTGTAGCTGAAGCCTTTAACACGCGGGTTGAAGGCATACTCGCCTTGAATGGTCATGACGATGTTTTCCAGACCCAGAGTCATGTCGGAAGTAATGAACTGGTCTTCAGATTGGGTTACAACCAGAGCGTCATCAGTCAGACCAAGTACTTTGTATGCGTCTACACCGGCAGCAACACCGTCGGTTTCAATCAGAGCCGGGGAGTCGGTTACAATGATCGGACGGTTGAAGCTGCCCGGTACACCACCATAGATAACGGTGTCGGCAACGTTAGTAATCTTGTCGAGTACTTGAGACTCAACCAGATCATAGAACGTTGTGGAGTGCATCACCCATGCACGCACGCGGTTGGCCTTATCGCCCATCAGCTTGAGGGCGCGAGTCAGGTACTCGGTGCGCAGCTTAGGATCAGTTTCGCCGGTAGCGTTGTAAACCAGAGACGGGTTAGACTCGATACAAGCTACACCAGCCAGAATAGTGGTGTTCAACCAGTCAGCAGCAACGTCTTCAGCAACTTGACGACCGTAGAAGTAGGAGAACATGCGAGGGTCTTCACCGATTTTCTTCCATTGGTCGATGGTGTTGCTGTTAGGACCAATACGACGGTTTACTTTCGGAGAGATCAGCTCGCCTTGGTCCATTTTGTTAGGGGTTACGGAAGCAGTGGAAGTAATATCACGGTGAGATACAGTACCACCGGTGATTTTCTTCATGAAGGATTGCTTCTCGAAGTCACCCTTAAGAGCGGTGGTTACCAGACGGATAGCGCCGTTGGAACCAGCGTTGAAAACGTTAGTATTTTGCTGAAGCACTTCATCCATACCGGAGAAGAACTCGCGATCGTAAATTACAAAATCAGTTTTAGTACCAGTAGCCATAGTCTTATCCTCTTGCTATCTAATGTTAATTGCCTTTGATTTAAATTTAACGCCCATCTCGGGCAACTCACAAAAGAAGCAGAGGACAAGACCCCTGCTATTCGTAAGTTCACACTGGAAGTTTGTGGAATTCATCCCATCCATATTCATCAACAAACGCCCTGACATCATCGTCTGTCATTTCGCTTCTGCGTTTCGTTGGAGCAGCTTTTCTACCGTTTGTCGGAGCAGGGCGAGTCCCACCACCACTTTGACCCCGACCACGGAATGCTGCACCAAACACTTCGTCTTCTTTCAGTGTTGCAACATATTCCTCAACGGTCATATATTCACCCTTCGCGTTAAACATCGGGCTACCGTCGGAGTCAACAACTCGGGCAACCAATGTACCGTCTTCGTTCTCCATCAGTTTTACACGTGACTCCACGTGTGGGCGGAGAAGAGGTTCGATACCTTCGTTTTTAGCAATTGCGCTCGTTACATCCCGCTGAATTAACGTTTTCTCCATGCTTGAACGCAACGATTCAATTTGCGCTTGATATTCTTTTTCTTTCTGCTGGAACTGCGAAGTAAGGGTTTCTTTCAGTTTGTTGAAATCCTGCTTACGTTCCAGTTCTTGAAGTTTACGCCGTTCTTCTTTCTCCCTGATTTCTCGAAGTTCTTCGGGAGTGAATCCGGCCTTTTCAAATTCCTTAGCTTTCAGACGGTATTCTTTAGCTTCGCGATTTGCTTTAGCTAAAGCTGCCCGCATTCGTTCGGCTTCCTCTTGGAGAGCCTTGAATTGCTCCGGATCAAATTCTTCGTTCTGACCCTCAACAGCACCATCTTCGGTGTCTTTGGTTTCATCGTTAACTTCTTCGTTCAACATCTCGTTGTTTTGTTCGTAAGACATCTCGTCTCCTCGATTAGTTGGTTGATTTGGTTGCTTACTATTATGTATGACAAGTTGTATTACAATGTTTCACCTAAATTATTATCATTTTCTTCCATATTTAGGTTGTTTACGCCGTCAGATATAATTCCGCGACGTTTAAGCTCTGCAATAAGGTCTTGTTCAGACAGTCCGAGTTTAATCAGAGAATCAATCGGGTTAGGATCATCGTTAATGCTGAACTCATCAGCAATTCGGACGCGAACACCGGAAGCATCAACACCTATCCATTTACCGGCGTATTCGTATGCGTTTTCTAGAGCCCTCTCAAGGTTATCAATCATTGTCTGAATAACAGACATTGATTCTGTACGGTCTGTTTGTCGAGAGTAAGATGTTTGCCTTGAAACACTACGAGTGTCGAGAAGGTCGGCGCCAGCACGATACATTTGCTCTTCAATGCGGTTGAGATCGTCTTCACCGGCCCCTATTGCTGCACCGGAGTGTTCAACGTATTTAATTTCAGCATTTTCTTTTGACGTACAAATACCGCGATGCGGACCAAACGTTGTTGACGCTAATTCTCCTTCTTCAAACCCGCGAGCAAAGAATATCGGTACACGAGCTACATGAAGAATATTTGCTTGGTCACTAGAACTTTGCCAATGCCGCAAATTAAGCCAAGCAAGGTCTTCCAATGGGCACCTGGAAGTCAGAAATCCTGTTTTCTCCCCATAAGCTGTCACAAGTGGGATTTCACCGAGAGTAAATGGTATATCTTCACCATCACGGATAGCGTCACCATCATCTGAAAATCTGTATATTTCAACATGGTCAGGATAGAAAACACGAATCCTGTACACTTCGATGTCAGTGTAATCGTCGTAAGGTTCTACGATTAACTCTTGAATCCTAATCTGTTCTAGGATACTTGCTCCACCGACCTGTTTCGCCCTCCATCCAATAAGGTCTACAGGGTCAATTATTGTGAAATACGGGCGAATTTGCAGAGCACGTTCATCTGCAACGGTTAGGTTGTGAGTGTAGCTCGGATAATCAACAATACCATGAGCCTTACCAAACCGAAGCTGATGCACCATCATGTCATACGCTACTTCGGTGATACTTCTGCCTTCAGCATCGAAGTGGTGTTCTAAATACTCAAGCTCTTTAGGTACGTTCTCAACCACAACATCCTTCAGGAACACCTGACCGGCCAATCGTTGTATCGTTGACTTGAATGCGTTGTACAAGAACGTACGCTGTAAACGCGCTTTATAAGCCTTGTCGCTCTCACCTTCCTCTTGCGGCAGGTATCGCTTGCCAGCACGTCTCATCGCCTCTGTACCACCCCACAGCGTCATTGGGAGGTGCCAATGATGTGACATGCGTACGTATTCAATACAAGGCTGACCGGGACCTGTGTATGCCGTAGACGGAGAAGTTTTAGCTATCACTGGTGTTGACATATCCATTCCTAATGTGTTACACTTGTTATGTAAGACAAGTTATATCATAATTCATCACGTAATGTGATAGATTAGTTTTTAACTTGTCAAACATATTGTAGGTCCGAGGCACCTTTAAGTAGTTGGTCTGGTCCGTGCCAGAACCTCAAGAAAGCGGAACCCGTGGAGATACTCATCCACGTTAAACACGAGTCGTTTGCGTATCGTTAACGTACTCAATTAGTGCGCCTTCGAGGCGGGCGGCCAGAACCCAAGCACGGGACATGGCATAAACAGGGGTTAATTGGGTAATTTTATTCAGTTCGGTAAACCCACCGAAGTACGAGTTGTGAAGGTGGGCTAGGGGATTTAGGGGTCCCCGCTGCACCGGAGTGTGACGTGCTCCAAGCCTGCATTGACCGAATAACCAATTTGCAGGTAATGACGCCCTGATAAACACTGATTGATGATAAGTGCTAATATACTATGAATTCTATATATTGATTATATATGAATTCTACAAAAATAGAGGCGCCGAGGGCTTACCACCCAAATTCGCCTCTAAATGACAACTATTGTCTGAAGAAAGTAGGTGTTGACAAGGGAATGAAGTTGTGTTAGTTTAAGTAGAAACTTCCAATAAGCGTGGTGAATAATGCTTAAAATATATTGCGATGGAGCTTGTCAGGTTCATAAGGGTGGTAAAGCTGGTTGGGCTGTAGTGATGTCAAATGGTGTTGAGATTGGTGGGTATCTCACGAAGAGTACTAGTAACAGGGCGGAACTCACAGCAGTATTGATGGCAATAGAATGGTGTATAGCCCACAACGAAAAAGGTGTTATTTACAGCGACAGCA